TAACTGCATCAGGTTTATATTTGTTGTAGGTAAACGTATTGAGTACGTCCGCCACTGTAATAAGGTCAGACTGGATAGAAGTAGGCTGTGTAACTACAGAGTCACCCGCCGTTAAAATCTCAGTCTGGTTGCTTGTAGGGTTAGTAGCGACGCTATCACTTGTCGATGCAGCTGACGTAGCTGTAGAGGTTATGCTCTTCGCGTCAGAATCTGTTGCTGTGAGTGTGCTCGTTGTACTCTTCGCAGGGCTAAATGCTGTACTGTCTGTTGTAGAGACTGGGTCAGGGTCGATATCAGCGTCGCTCATGTCGAAGTCAACTGATGAATGGAATATCTTACTTACTACTGCTGTGACTGTTACGTCAGATGCCTCAGTAATATTAACAGTCTTAGCCGCACTATCTGTTGCTATCGCTGTTGATGATGTAGTAGTTGTTACAGCTTTAGCATCTGAGTCTGAAGCTGTTAGGGTTTCAGTGGGGCCTGTACCTATGTCTTTCTTATTTATAGCGTCTGCCGTGGACACTGAATCACCTGATATAACCTTTCCTGCTTCATTACTTATGCTATCACTTGCTGTGAGTGTTTCAGATATTGCCCTACCTAGGTCAAATGCTGTAGCATCTACAACAGTTACCGGGTCAGGGTCTACATCGTCGTCGCTCATATCGAAGTCGACAGAGGAGAGGAATATCTTATTAAGGCTTGAGTCTGCTGTAACTGAACTTGCAAATACCTTAGTTACGTTAACTGTTAGGTCATCTGAGGCTAATAAAGTTTCTTCTTCACTCTTAACTACAGCGATTGTATTAACTATATCCGATGCTGTAACTGTCTGTGCTTCTAGTATAGTAAGTGGGACTATGTATGCTGTCGCACTAATTGAAGTTGCTGGTGCGGCGGTTAGGCCTATAGAATATTCAGTCTTTACAGCAGAAGCACTCGACACCGAAGCCGAGGCTAATATAATTGATGATACTGCTGATGTAAACTTTATATTCACTAGAAATTTTCTCTTAACCTAAACCTTAATGTGTCATATACTGTCTGTACGTCAGTGGCGTACGTCACGATTATCTCACCCTCGTAGGCGCCTGCGTCGACATCTAAAACACCTCCGCTGAAGTCAAACTGTACCTTACCCGTCGTACCGCCATCTAACTTAGTTGTTGAGATAGTAGATAATAATGTCGTACTACCCACAGCTCTAAACTTAACTGTAACAACTGTTGATGCGACAGATAAATCTAACGCCCCGCCTGCAACGTCGTCCGTTAATGTTAAAACAATTATTGGTTTCTCATCACCCTTTACTAATTTAATTACATCAGCCATATTATCCTCAAGCTAGTGGGCGCATCTCAACAGTCATAGACGCTCTTGCAGCACCTAAGGTTGTTCTAGCTCTGCGCTCTGAAATTTGAAATGAAAACTGCTTCGCATGGTATGTTGCTAGCTCTCTGTCACTCCAGTCTTTATTAGGGAGGACAAGTAGGTGTTGTAGCGCACCATGCATAATTACATTCTCTAGCTCATCTAAGACTGACTTATCCATCTTAGTAGCTGTGCGTAGTGGCTTTAATACTACAATCATCTTAACATCGTACTTCACTGCATCGTCAGGGACGGGGGCTAATGCGAAGTTATCGGCATCGAGTTGAGTTATATACCTAGGCTCTGAGCGTTCATCCGTTGTTGCTTCAGGCCACTTAGGTTGTATGTCGTGTAGGTGTTCAATAGTAACAGGTGCTAACTTGCGCCCATTAACAGTTACTGTTAGGAATGCGTGAACCTCTGCATCTGTCGGTGCGCTGTACGCATAGTCATACACACCTGGAGTTAAGCGTAGCTTAGGTTGCTCATAGCGCCAAGCTAAAGTTCTCTCACAGGCCTCGATAGCCGCATCACGAACATACTGCTCAATGATAGGCGTCGGACAACCTGGAACGCTCGGGGCTAAACGAGATACAATCGTACTAAAATCACGTGATGCCATTAGATAACCTCCCCGGGTTTCATACCTGAGTTCTCAGTATCAGTCACTGGTCTACTCTGAGCGCCTACACCTAGAGCCTGTGTAAAGGACTCCTGGAATAACTTAGCTCTATTGGAATTAACATGCTCATTATCAATAGACTCAGCTAAGAATACTGTGGCATCAAGGACTACAGGGAAGTAAGCATCTGATAATAGTGCTACTGCTGTAGTTGCATCATAAGTAGGGGGAGACTGTGTGTACTCTATAACTAGTTTCTGCCCAGCTGGAGCCTTAGGGTAGATGAAGAACCTATTTGGGTTGCGTACATGACGCATCCAGTTTGTTGCAGCTGCTGCTGTGTCGTTCATCCACGACGGTAGCGCTTGGTCTAGTGTCTCACGATTAACTTCGATAACGCCACTACCGCTGACTACTGAATACACCTCAATAACCCTAATGGAATCTGTCGGTGCAGTTTGTAGAACTGCGTCTGTTACACAGGTTACTTCACCCACATAAGCAAATAAATCGGGGCGTAATACCGCGATTCGCTTAAGCGATTGGTTAGCAAACCCGAGTAACACTGCATCAGTGTAGCGTTGGGGCGAATCAATATCTTGTAAGATACGCCTAGTCTCAGTAATTACATCATTCAATATCATTTAAGCAGCCCTTTTGATGCTTCCGCATCTAATTCTACATTACTTGACTTGGGTTGGGCAGGTATTTTTTTAGTGGTTAAGTCCATTTGTGTCTTTCGTTTCTCTTGTTTCTTTGGAATATGTTTCTCAGGGAATGCTACCTCTGCAGAAACTTCTTCGCATAATTCGTTGTCGGCTAGGTATTTATCCCATCCGTATATAGTGCCGTCTGTTTTGTGGCGTAGCCACCTTTGTTCTCCCATAATAAAATCTCCTCTGAAGAAAGAAAGGTTAGGGGCCGAAACCCCCTCCCTTAACTTAAATTACGAACAGTCTGCAACGACCGCCCATAAACGTACAACTGCAGTATCAGCTGCATTGATAGTTTTAATATCAATGGTATCAGCTGCGCTGTAGTATTTACCATTTGAGTAACCCGTAACAGTGTTAGGAGCTGCCTCAGCAAGTACCAAAGACGTTGAGTAAGATGCTGCTGTGTTAGCATTTACACCATCTAAGAAACCGTCAACATCAGAACCATCACCAACATCAATAGTTAGTGTGCCGCCTTCAGCGGTTGTTACATCCAAACCAACTGCTAAGACCATAGTCTTAGCTGGGATGTGTAGTGCTGTCAATACGTCGTTTGCACCAAGAGCTGTTAAGCTCGCTGCTGCACGGTCAGTAGTGATTGTTGCGAAGTTTAATTCAACTTCTAGTACGCCGACTTTATTTACGCCAGAAGCAGTGTGTGCTGCTGAGCCTAAGTTATAGCCAGTACCGTCTGTATATGTAGCCATTTTATATCTCCTATATTACAGTGTGATTACTGACTGAGACAATGCTTCAGGTTTTACTACCTTGTAGCCATATACTTGCAAGCCACGGATAATGTTACCGAAAGTTGTTTCAGAACGTAAAGTCTCAAGGTTAGTCATTTGCGAAGCAAACGTCATACCCATCTTATGACCAGCGATTACGTCAAACTCAGAACCAGTCTTTTTCAAGTTGTGGCTCACGTATAACGTGAATCTGTCAATCATACCTAGACGACCATTACGTAGCGGTGAGTTACCATCGCCAGTGATTGATGCATCCTTAAGGTCTGATTGCTTAATGTACGCAGCCATCTTAGCTGGGATGATTAAGAAACGGTCACTTTCAGGCGCGTTAGCTTCGTCAAGAGTTAAACCCATGTTGATGATATGCTCGATAACATTAGTACTAGATACAGCAACTGGAGTACCAGTTACACCTAAGTTAATGTTGCCAGAGATAGCACCGGCTGTTGCGCCCTTGTTGCTAGCTGAAATACCCGGAAGGATATCAGTTAACACACGTTGGTCAATCTTAATCTTCATACGCTCTGAAGCGTCCTTAGACCATTGGTCCATCATCTTGATGTCCGACTGAACTTTATCAACGTCGTCTTCAACCGCAGCAAAATACTCACCTTTATCGATAAGTAGTTGTAGCTTAGGTTTGTCAGGGTTTTCAACTTTAAGTGTTTGCCCTTTGACATACGTCTCGATTGTTAACTCAGGGGTAGTACGGATATTAACCGTGTCGCCATAAGCTTTGATTTCACCTTCGTAGTCAGTGTTTGAGATTGCAGACAACACCGTAGCGTCGTAGAAATTCTCAATCAGTTTACCTGACCAAATTTCTGGGATAAAGTTCCCAGAGTATGCTGGTTTACCAGCTGATACTGCAAAAGCCATTGTAGCCTCCTATATTATATTATGCAGTGACAATACGACCGTCTCGCTGTGCAGCGAAAATGTCGCGCTCTATTCTAGCACGTTCTTTATCTTGACCTTTATATCTACCCGACTTGACACCATCATAAAATGCGGTGATATCGGCAGGGGTATATGTCTGGCCACTATCCGACGCAGGCGCAGCGGCGGATTTACCCTTACCCGGTGCTACCTGTTTCTCTAGCTGACTCTGTGCGCTAGTTGTTTCTTGCTGAGCTTGTGGCATACCATTCATACCTCCCCAAGTTGAAAAGAAACTAGCTACCCTGCGTGCATCGAAGTTACTCTGTGCATCTTCTAAGTACGTCTGGCGGCTAATCCCTGTTAGTGGGTCGATATCTAAAAGCCAAGTTTGGAAATCTGGGCTCTCGTTAATATCTCTCCAGTTCGGGACACTATTTGAAAGTTCACCCCAAAACGATTGCTCAGTATTCTGAGCTTGCTGTTGTGACAACTGTTCTACACGAGGCATAACATTTGATTGCAACTGCTGAATCGTTTGTTCTAAGTGGGCGATGCGTTGGTTAGATGCATTAGTTCCTTCTTGGTTCACACGACGCATAACGTCGATTGAGTCACCGTAATCCTCTATGTCCTGCTCTGTTATCAGAGTCTGTGGGACTTCCGGCGCTGCCGGTGTAGGTGTTGGTTGACTCGCTGCTGAACTAAGTAGCTGTTCTAATTGGCTAACTCTATCTGCTAACTCCCGTTTATCTGCGTGCAAACGTGGAATCTCTGCATTGTACATTCCCTGTAGGGTCTTATACTTCTGTTCTAGTGGTTTATCATCTTGAGTGCCTGAAACCGTTTGCTCTTCTGGTTCAGACTGAGGTGCTTGTTCGTCGACACGGTCGGCTTGTACGGCTTCAACTACTTCTCCCTCTTCAGCAGGCTGGGCTACAACGCCCTCCTCTGTGTTAAGGTCTTCATATAATTGTTGTACTGCCTCTGACTGTTTCTTAACTTGCTCTGGTATTGCCATGTTATCGCTCCTATTGGTATGCGTAATAAAATACAGCTATCATTTTGACTCTGCTGCGTGTTCTGGGGACTTTTCTGCGAACTCATAGAGTTCTTTTAGAACTTGGCATCGTCCCTGAGCTAATGCCACGTTCGTAGTAACATGTGGTAGCTGCGATAGTTCGTGTTGCTGCCACCCTTGCATCCATTCTAATAGAACTGGATACTGGCGTACAGTCGCACCTAGCGCATGAACAACCTCTGGTGAAGGTTTTATCAACCTGCACCTCCTGTTACACGGTTACTCACTGTGTTTCCATCCATACCACCTTTGGGAGAGCCGTCAGGTTGAGTTGGAGTTGCGCCCGCTGGCTGTTGTGGCTGCTGTTGGGCAGTCTCTTTAGCTAGCTTGGCGTTCTCGCGTTCAACGAAACCGGCCTTCTCCCGAGATGGGATGATATCATCCACAGGCATTTGCAACCCTTTAGCCACTTCGCGAAGTATCGCGGCACGGCCATCCTTACCAACGATTTCCATATCGATTTCGTTGGCGGTTGCATTAAGAAATTCAATTCGGCGCACGTTAACAGTTTCTTTAACTGCTAAGTTAATTGCACCACGAGCGATAATCTCAACGTCGCCCTTAATACTTTCATCTTCATCATAGCGCATGTTGTATACAAACTGCCTATGAACAATCTTTTTAATTACATCACTGTCAATATGCATGACAACTTGTCTAATACCTTTACCTGCTGAACCCATCAACATAGATAGGCCTGACGCTGTACGTCCTGCTCCATGTACATTAAGGTCACCTGAGATATAAGATGGTATGCCTGAGTGGTCGTCTGCTAACGCACTGAACTTCTCATACACAGCCATCAACGTTTGAGCATTATCATCTGGCTGTGTGAATCTTACAGCTGGCGCACTCGACCCCATAGGGTCGTTAGTAACTTGCCAGATTTTCCAAGGGTGTAGTTGAGTGATGTCTTCATTTGGGGGAATACGTTCGAGGTTAACTTCCACTTGAGGACCTGAAGAAATGCCCATGTTGTTAACCAAAGCTCGTGCAGATGCGTTGCAGATATTTTGTACATCTTCGATAACTTCGGGTATACCTTTACCCCAAAAAGCTCCTGGGCTTTTAATAAGCGATGTCTTAGCATAAGGTTTTTCTCCCAGTGGGTCGTAGTTTAATACGGCTTTAATAACGTAGTTACCTATAATCCAGACACACGCTTCATACTCTCTGGCTTCATCAGGTACTTCCTCATCATCTAGTCCCCACTCGCGTAGCATCTTACCGCTCACTTTACCGTGGAACTCTAAGGCATCAAAAATTTCTGTAGGTCTGTTAAGGCTCTGCGGCTTACGCTCTGCATCTTCCTTCTCAAGCTTATGGTCTTCATTAATCCAGCTACCTGAATTGCCTTCCTGAAGAAGCTTACGTATTGCGTCCTCATCATAGTTAGGCACACCAATAAGTTCTGCTAGCTCCATGCGTGTTAGCGGATGGTGTTCAAATAAATACCCTTCATCAATATTCGTAATCCCTGGCTCAGGGTAAATCATAAACGGGTCTACTCTCTCATACTCAGGGGCTAGCTCTTCGCCTGCCTCGGCAACAGTCGCACCGTTCTCGTCTTGTGTCCACTCTAGTCGACGTTGACGTCGAACTACGGGCCCCTTAATGAAGGCACACGGAAATGTAACAAGGTCAGTAACAAACTCATTGAACGCATCTGCCCAACCACCTTGTGCAAACTGGTCGCTGATTCTAACCTTCATCTTATCTGCACGGTTCTGCGCTTCTTGTAATATCTTAAAGCGATAGTCTTGTGTGACCATCTCTTTCATCTCTGCCATCTCAACTGCTGTAGGTGCTTGGCCTGCTGTCTCGACAATCTTCAGCACGTTCTCAGCGAACACTGTTTCAATCTCTTGAGCCTGCGCTGGGGATAAATCAGGGAGGGGTGTCGGACCTAAGTCCCATGGTGGAGTACCAGTGTCTAATAAGATGTCCCGTAGCCAGCTCTCACCAGCACGACACTTAACTTCGGTAATCCCCATGAAGATTGTCGAGCCGCCTTGGTTGTTAATCGCGGAAAGTTTATCTGGCTCATACTCGCCATTGCGCTGACGCATGGCTTTAAGCATAATAGTCTCAATAGGTTTCTTCGCTTGCCTAGCAGCGTCCCAACACTCCTTAAGATATCCAGTTAAACCTAGAAATAGAGGTTCATTCTGCCTATCTTGTAGCTCACGGGCTGCATTTTCCTGCTCATCTGCTACCATTGTAGCGTTATCCACTACTCTAAGCACTGTCAATCCTGGCATTTAATTCCCCCAAATGTCCCTATATGTGGCTGTTTTAACTTAGTTTTACACGTTTTGTTTGTCATATGCAACTATTTTATAATAAAAGGTCCCCCGAGAGGTGACTCATCGGGGGGTGGGTGTGTAACTACAATGTGGAAGAGGAGAGTAAACCACACCCGAGGGTATCATATCATGTCCACCCCATCGCGGGGGCAGGTTTTACACTTCTTCTCCGATTTAATTCTACACCCTCGTCAATACTACCGATATGAAGCATCAAATACTGCAGGGCTTCTG